GCTAGAACAGTTGTTACAGGATGTTGAAGACGTCATTGACGCAAATAGGGTGTTGGTATACGATGATACCAACAACTACGAAACAACCGAAATTTTATTAACCTCAATAACCACAGATGAAGGCCTCTTAGCGCCTTACGCAATCGGAGAGATAAATCTTCAGGTGCGTTATGTAATAATGTAAGATTTTTCAACATATGTTTTTGTTGTTAACAAAGCATACAAACTAAGGAATAATAATGGCTGGTTTTAATCTAATCAGGAACGCTAGAGCGTTCTTTACAACAAATGTAAGTGCCACAGATGGCACAGTCACCGCCACTGGCGCCCTACCTGCAAATACTTTCGAACTCCAACTAATGAATGGGTTCAGTTTTAGTCAAAATACAACTAACCAAGTAGTAACAGTTAGTGAAGCAGGTACTGCTCCCGCACGTAGTCAACGTAGTTTTAATACTGCTCTAGAGCCCGTAGATTTTACTTTTTCTACATATATGCGCCCTACAGGTACTACTACTGTTAACTGCGAAGAACGCGTTCTTTGGAATGCCTTACTAAGCAACAAGGCTATTGATACAACAGGTACTTCACTTGCTTCAGTAGCTTCATTTACTCGTACAGCTAGTAGCAATACTGTTTCATTTACATGTACAGCATTTGACCTTGCAACAGCTGGATTTGCTGTGAACGACGTTATCACAATCAGCAGCATCTTAGGTACAGATGCCAACGAATGGAATACCCCTGCTACAATTACTGCAATTGCAGGAACAACAGCAGCTTGTACTGGCCTAACTATTGCATATCTAACAGCTCCTGCAGGCGCAGGTGTATCACCTGTAACAGTACCAACAACTCTCAAGATTCACAAAGGTGCTATTACTCAAAACCTTGCAGCAGGCACCGAAGCTTCTTACTTACTAGCTCACTGTGGTGGCTCTAATAAGAATCAATTACAAGTTTTTGGTATGGTAATTGTTATTGACACAGTTACTTACTTCATTGATAACTGTGTACTAGATCAAGCCTCTATTGAATTTGGACTAGACGGTATTGCAATGATTGCTTGGACTGGTAAGGCCAGTGCCCTACGTCAAGTAGCTCAAACTACCGATACTGCAGGTACACTAGCTGGTGGTTATGCAGGTACCTATCTAGCTAAAGTAACAACTGCTAAGTTCATCACAAATAAGCTTAGTACAGTAACACTAAAGAGTACATTCCGCGGAGCAGGTACTTCACCGGTTAGTTATGTTGTAGCACTAACAGGCGGTACTTTAACTATTGCTAATAATGTTACCTATATTACTCCTGAAATTATGGGTACGGTTAATAAGCCTACTACATACTTTACCGGAACACGTAGTATTACTGGTAGTTTAAATGCTTATCTAAAGTCTGGTAGCACAAACACTGGTGGTCTACTATCACAGCTATTAACAGAAGCTAGCACAATTACTGAACCTAAGTACTATACTGAGATTCATGTTGGTGGTTCTGCTAATACAGTTAGAGTCGAGCTAGAAATGCCTGCCGTTTCTCTACAGATTCCTACTATTGACGCAGGAGCTGATGTTCTTTCTACAGTAATTAACTTTACTGCTCAAGGTTTCGATGGTGCTCTATCAACAGCAGCAGGGCTCGCCGCCGCAGCTTACGATGTAGAAGGATCAAACGATCTACTAGTTCGTTACTACTCAGCAGCTTAACGTTTCCATAGAGAGCAGCTTGATCACTGCTCTCTCTTTTTGTTTAATATAATAATCAGGATAATAATCCCATGTCAACTGACAAAATTTCTACTCTTTCACTAAAGTCACTACTAGTCCCAAGTAAGTCTATTGAAATGGACTTCCCAGGATTTAATGGTTTTAAGGTAAATCTTAGTTTCCTAAGTCGTGAGACTCTAGTAGCTATTCGCAAGAAAGCAACAAAGATCACCTTTAAAAATCGACAGCCAACAGAAGAACTAAATGATGATCTTTTCCTAGAACTTTATGTTCAAGCATCTGTAAAAGGATGGTCTGGTTTCAAACTTACCTATCTAGAACAACTAGCCCCAGTAGATCTAAGTAAGCAGGATCTAGAATCTGAGTTAGAATTTAGTGATGAAAATGCTCTATTCCTAATGAAGTCTAGTTCAAACTTTGACTCATGGGTAAGTGAACAGGTCACAGACTTGGGAAACTTTCAGAAGAACAGCGCGAACAAATAAGTAATCAGCTGCAGTCTTACTACCAAAATGCTGCGGTAGGGATGACAAAAGATAGTTACTTTGAAATGTGTGAGGCGTTAGGATCGGAACCTATAGAGACCGAAATACCCGTAGAGTACGATGACTTTCCTGTAGAAGTACAGGAAGCCATTAGAATTTACAATAATCTTCAGGACAACTGGGATTACATGGGTGGCAACTATATAGGTAAAAATCTTAATGGCTTTAAAGATATTCTAAGTATTTTTGAAGTAGACCCTCAAGATTATCGTGCTGTTTATGAACTGATTATGCGAATTGATCGGATCCGAGCAAAAAGCATACAAGATAGTAAACCAAAAACCTAAAAGCCC